GGATGGATGGCCCAAACGGTTACGGAAAACTGAAAATACTACCAACCCCTATGGGACAGCTAGTTAGCACTATGATTCAAGCAGGTGTAAAATTAGGTGTTTCATCAAGGGGCTCTGGAAATGTTTCAGAGGACGGCACTAACCAAGTAAGTGATTTTGAAATCATTACTGTTGATGTCGTTGCTCAACCTAGTGCTCCAGGGGCGTATCCAACGCCTATCTACGAGCATCTAATGAATGCCCGTGGTGGGTATAAGGCATATGAACTGGCACAGGCGACTAAAGAAGACGCAAAGGCACAAAAGTATTTAAAAGAATCGTTGATTAATATAATCAACCGACTCCAATAAAAGGAGAAATTAACATGTTGGATGCACTAAAAACACTTTTTGAAAACGATGTAGTTTCCGAAAATGTCCGTGCCGAAATTGAAGAGGCTTGGAATTCCAAGATCAAAGAAAACCGTCAGCAAGTAACTGCTGAGTTGCGCGAAGAGTTCGCTAAGAAATACGAACACGACAAGTCAACAATGGTTGAAGCAATTGATCAAATGGTTTCTGAGCGTCTTGCTCAAGAGATTGCTGAATTTGCAGACGATCGCAAGCAACTAGCTGAAGCGAAAGCAAAGTATACTGTTGCAATGCGTGATAATGCAAAACTTATGAAAGAATTTGTTACCAAACAACTTTCAAAAGAAGTAGGCGAACTACACGAAGATCAGAAAACTATGGCTGAAAAATTCAGCAAGTTGGAAGACTTTGTTGTTGAAGCACTAGCAAAAGAAATTGCGGAGTTTTACGAAGACAAGAAAGATCTTGCAGAAACTAAGGTCAAACTTGTCAAAGAAGCAAAAACAAAATTTGCGGAAGTCAAAAAAGACTTCATTAAGAAAAGTGCAGACATGGTGGCAGAAATTGTTGGCAAAAATCTTATTAAAGAAATTAGCCAACTTAAAGAAGACATCGAATCTGCACGTAGAAACGACTTTGGCCGTAGACTATTCGAAGCATTTAGCAACGAATATGCAAACAGCTATCTAAATGAAAAGTCGGAAACAGCCAAGCTATTAAAAGTCCTTGATATCAAAGACAAAAAATTAGCTGAAGCACAAAAAGCAGCAGAAAAAGCAATTAAACTTGCAGAAAGCAAAGAAGCAGAAAAGCAAAGATTAATTGAAGCTGCGGAACGCAATAAAATCTTAAATGATTTGGTTTCACCGTTGTCGAAAGACCAGCGAGAAATTATGACAGATTTACTGGAATCAGTACAAACTGCAAAACTACGTACACAGTTTGACAGATACTTACCGGCAGTAATTGACGGGAATACTCCAGCGAAGCAGAAGGCAGTACTATCAGAGGCAAAAGAAGTAACAGGCAACCGTGACGAGACAGTCACAAAAGTAAAAGCAAACGACGAAAACGTTGTAGAAATTCGTCGTCTAGCAGGTTTAAACTAAGGAGAACTTAAATGTCAGAACTACTAGAAAGTCGCTGGCAGGATACAAAAACAGCACTTGTTGAAGGCCTAACAGGCAACAAGAAAGCAGTAATGGAAACTACTTTGGAAAATACTCGCAAGTATTTGTCAGAGAGTGCTACTGCAGGTGCTACTTCTGCCGGTAATGTCGCAACTCTTAACAGAGTTATCCTCCCAGTTATTAGACGTGTAATGCCAACCGTTATTGCTAACGAGTTAGTTGGTGTTCAGCCGATGACTGGCCCAGTTGGTCAAATTCACACACTACGTGTGCGTTATGCCGACGATTTCGCATCAAGCGGTGGCACTAGTGCTACAGCTGGTGATGAAGCATTATCACCATTTAAAATTGCAGAAGGTTACTCAGGTGACGCAGCAACAGATCGCGCTTCGTCAACTGCATCACTAGAAGGTGTAGCTGGTAACCGTATGTCAATTCAAATCTTGAAGCAAACAGTCGAAGCAAAAACCAGAAAGCTATCAGCTCGCTGGACTTTTGAAGCCGCGCAAGACGCACAGTCACAGCACGGTATCGACGTAGAAGCAGAAATTATGGCTGCTCTTGCTCAAGAAATTACTGCTGAAATCGATCAAGAAGTATTAGCTTCACTAACATCACTTGCTGGTGCTGCTACTGAAACTTATGATCAAGCAGCAGTTTCAGGTACAGCTACTTTCGTTGGTGACGAACATGCCGCATTGGCAGTTCAGATCAACAGAGTATCAAACTTGATCGCACAGCGTACAAGAAGAGGCGCAGGTAACTGGGCTGTTGTGTCACCATTGGCACTAACAATCCTACAGTCTGCAACTACTTCTGCATTTGCACGTACAACTGAAGGTACTTTCGAAGCACCAACTAACACTAAGATGGTTGGTACATTGAACAACGCAATGAAAGTATATGTTAACACATATGCTTCAGACAGCGCACCAGTACTTATTGGTTACAAAGGTTCAAGTGAATCAGACGCAGCAGCGTTCTACTGCCCATACATTCCATTGATGTCAAGCGGTGTTGTACTAGATCCAGCAACATTCGAACCAGTCGTGAGCTTCATGACTCGTTACGGATATGTTGAGCTAACCAACACAGCATCATCTCTAGGTAATGCTGCTGACTACCTAGCTAACGTTGCTATCACAAACGGTAACGTTGTATTCAGCTAATCACTTTACTTAGGTG